TTCGCTAACCTCGCCTTTTCTTGAGCAATTAAACGTTCCTGGAGGCGATCATCAGCATCCATGATTTCATCGTATTCTTCGCGGGTGAATCCTTTATCTTCTGGGTACTTAGCTTTGAGCAGTAACTGAAACTCGGTCATCGTTAACTGCTCGGCTTCAGCGCGGGACATGTTGAAATGAATTCTGGCTGAGTTGATGTAATCCATTGCATTAAATTCGGTGCTGTAATCGTTGTTACCTTCATTCTTTTGTAGCTTTCTTATTTTGGCTTTGCCGATCACACCATGCTCAATTAATTCTTTAGCTATGGTAATTACTACTTCTTTAGAAATTTTACCCGGACGGTAAACAATACAATTACGCCAGCCTTTGAACTCACCTATAAGCTCCGCTACTGGCATGTCGCAACAAGCCTCGATAACCCTTATAGCGGCAGCAAGAATATGAGCAGAGCATTGCTTGATAGCCTTACTTGGTATTAACGATGCTGGCAGGTTGGCATTTATTGCCGGAGTCAAAACCTGATTTAATTCAGAACCGTTCAACACTGCGTATGTTTCGACAATCTCAGTGGCTGCACCGATTCTTGTCATATTCTTTAATGATGGACGGAAGAAATAATCTTGCTGACTCACAGTGTCAGACAGGAGCATTTCGCCAATATCAAGCATCGGTGTCATGGGGAGTCCTGAAATTTAGGTAATAAAAAAACCCACAGTTAAGTGGGTTGGGCTTTGGTCGTAGGACTTAACTAATTAAGCAACTTCAGCGCCGTGGATCAGGTGGCGCAGAGCTTCTACCCCGTTAGCGTTGTAGCGGAACGCCTCAACTTGCCCTGTCAGCTGGATCCAAGAGGCGACAATAACTATCCAATTCACCGGTGTAATACCGACGCCGAAGGAGGTATTTCGTAATTCGTCAGGTGATTTTTATCGCTGCTCTTGTGAATTGATCGATGATAATGGGAAAAGTTATACAACAAGTAATTATGGTTTTTGTAAGTTGCACTCACCACATAAAGAATTTAAGCGATTCACTGGTTAGGTAGAAAGAAAAATCCAATACGGATTCAACACAATAATAAGGGAAAAGAATATGGGCGAGTAGAACAAATCACTGTTTATAGTCATATGGATAATTACGTTCTTCCCATGCTACAGGATGGCAAGAAAAGCTGGGTTTGGGTGGCCTATGGCTATCTTGTTGTCCATTCCCGTTATCCACTACATAACACTATACTTCTTCGCTTTCAGAAAGTGGCCGACTTTGCCTAACGCATAACAGAAAGCCAGCCTGAGTGGGCTAATCAGTCTTTGTGGTTCTTTTCTTATAGACGCTTCTTATTATTCCTAACGCTGTAAATACACCCCCAAGAAAGATTAAGAGAGCACCATAACGAATGTGATTTTCCCTTGCGGCTATCAGAAAAATGTTATCTACGCACTGCTGATCAATCAGTGCGCAAGTGGACATGTTATACGCTATTATTGACCATACAACCCCTGCAATCAATGCACCCAAACCCCAAGTCGTCATATCCAATCCTTTTATGGTCTTTCGAAATTTTAAATAAGCAAAAACCCGCCGGAGCGGGCTTGAAGTCAACTACCGTTGCGTTTTTTCGCAATATATTCCCCAATATTATTGGTTAGACTTTCACGAACTTTGACAATGGCTTGATCTCTTATGGTCGTTATAGCTTGCTTTTGATTATCGTCTAATTCTTCCCACTGAGATGCATCAGGGCCAATAGAATCATGATATTTATTCAATTCATCATCACAATGCCCAAACGCCTTTGAGGAAATATCTGCGGTAGGGGCTGATGTGCCGGCTTGCGTATCTGCATAACTGAAGATGCATTTGCTCAAGCTTTCAGCTGTTTTTTCTAAATCACTCGCATTCGCCCCAAAACAAACTAAAAACACTAAACTAATTATTCTTAAGTTCATATGCGCATCCAATCGACAAAACCGCCAAAATCCTACCACGACATTTTCTATAGCTACAATTGCTATATAACAGAGAAAGGAATCGATTTCCTTCTAGATGATGGCGGGCTGAGTGCGATATTGAACGTTCAAACAGACTTACTCAAGACAGACACGACTTCGCAAAAGCGCTAAATCAAAAACCTATATTCGAAAAGCTCAAGCAAGAACTCACTGACGCCCCATTTGATTTAGTTAAAGACATTAGTAAAACGTGGCTAACCAAACAAATAAAAGACAGGCTTGGCTTGATAGATTCAGATATAGCTGAAGCTAGAACACAAAGACTCGCACTCGATGGGTTGTTTAGCGCACGGACGCGTTAGAAAGCAAAGCCCATTTCGGGTTTTGCTTGTGTAGGTACTATTATTTACTCTTCAAGATACCTACCACTTATCTCATCCAATGCACAGGAAAGCATCTTAACTGCCCTGCATTGCCTGTCTTTCCCGGCACTTCTGTTGAATGGCGACTTACAAAACTGACTCATTTTCCCAGCCCAGTAAGCTTTAACTATTGAGGAGTCCACCAGCTTTATACATGCAGTATGTTCTTTCACGGAATAACTACGAATACATGCTGCTTCTGATACCAGAGCTATCGCAGGTACTGGCATATTTTCATTTATCGGAGAGGAAACAGAAAACGCCGGACTTGATATAAGTAAGATGCTTAGAAGTAATTTCATGTTAATTCCTTGTGTAAAACATGTGAAATATAAAACTACCTCCTAATTAACTAAACTTCATATTAAGAATATTCCGTGCAAATATTACGATGTAAAAAAAAGTGTACGGTGAAGGAAACAAAAACCAACTGAGCGGTTGGTTTTTCAGTGTACGGACGCGCCAGAAAGCAAAAGACCCGCATTCAACGGGTCTAATTTTGCATCTGCGGCCTTACTTCGGCTTCTTGTAGTTTATGGTGACTTCCATTCCACTGGTTGGCTTATTGGGTTCATACTTCCATTTGTTGATAGAATCTAAGGCTGATTTCTCAAAGAGATTTCTCGGCTCAGCTTCAACCACCTTTGCATTCTCAACTTTTCCGGCAGCGTTAATATCATAAGTAATCTTCACATACCCTTCTTTATCGTGCACCCAGGCGCGGGAAGGATATATTTCAATATTTCGCTCAATTAACTGCGGGGTATTGTTATTTGAAACTAAATCATTCGCATTTGCTGTAATTTGAAAAAGAGACGAAAAGCACAACACCAGAAGCCCAAGCTTCATTTTATTTTTCATGAATTTATCGCCTTTCTTATTTGTATAATTAACGATAGCAGTAATAAAGATAAGGGTATAATTGGTAATGCAGATCAATATCGCAATATTGATCGTTTAAAACGATCAACTTTTAAATAATTATCATCAAGAGCACCAATAAGATGCTCTTTGTGAGAATTACGCGGTGATAGTAATATTACTCGTTCCGGTTTTAGCGCCATCATTCGTTGTGAATGTGATAGTCGCTGTACCGACTGCAACGCGGGTGACTAAACCCGTTGAGCTAACCGTTGCTTTGGTTGCGTCAGAGGTTGTCCATACACCCGTTTTATCAGTAGCGTCCGCAGGTAGAACGGTCGCGGTAAGCTGAACTGTTGCAGCGACCGCGCCAGTACTGGTTGCCGGAGCCACAGTTACGCTGGCAACTGGAATCGCCGAGCCATCAACGAAAGTGACAGAATCTGCATCAGCAACTTTCCACTCACCGGAGTAAGTAGCGAAGTCAGAAGAACCGAAATCTGAACTCCATGAAGTGGTATTGAAGTAACCCTGAATATAGGTGCCATCATCCACGCCAAGGAAATCAAAGCGAACCCATAGACCCGGCTGGCGGCCTGCTTGGACCTCATCGAAAATGTATTTCGACATTTTTACCGGGCCAACCTCGGTTGTTTTAGCTCTCTTACGCCACTCACCCTCACCTGAAATGGTCAAATCCATGTTAGTGACCAGGTTCTCTACCAGCCCCTTGGCGTCATCCGCGTCAGAAGAAATGGTATTCATCGAATAATCGAGGCCTTTGGTAGTCAGCGCCCCCATGCGCTTCCAGTCCGCTACCTCTGGTGGTGTTTCCGGGCAACCAAACGCCATCCGTAAAACAGCGACGCGACCAACCAGCTTGCCGTAATCATTTTGGCAACCTTGCATATTTTTTACCTCTATTAGTTCGGCTTAGTCGCCGTATTTAATTGCGAATTGAAGTCTGTAGACCAGGCGGCCTTCAGTGGTTGTTACGGGTGATGAGATACTGCCGAGGTTTTCAATGTAGCCAATGCAGTCATTCGGATTTGGATTGGCCTGAACGTGCGCGATTATTGCCTGTGCTGCATTATCCGCCGCTTCATCCTCGTTAACCGCGCCAATCACATCAACCAGGACGTAATACTCACTGCCAAGGTCGTTGCGAATTGAACTGCCGCCGTTGGGCCGAAAAACAATAAACTGCTCTGTCAGCTTGCCGGTATCACGCCATTTGAGCATTTGAGTAGTGAAAGCAGTAGTTAACCCAGACTCGACAAAGTAATCGCGAACACGCCGGTGCATTGATGGAGTCATAGTTTCATTTCCTCCATAATCGCCTTTTCAATGGACTGCCTAGCGTCCGCGAAACCTTTCGTAAGAAACTCTTTCTCGGCCATTGGTCTGCGGAATACCTGTTTAACGCTAGGGTCATGGACATATATCGCGTAATTAGCCGAATAGCCCACACGCCCGGTCAGCCTAGTGCCATTCGCGCTGATATCACGAAACTGAGAATTGATAAGGGTTGATGTATCGATGGGGGTATAGAGTGCAGCCTGTGACGCTCCGATAATTAACGCCTTAGTTATCGCCCTGACAGCTTTCCGGCCTTGAATGTCATTAATCAGCCTATTCAGATTAGCTTTAGCCTCTCTGATGCCTTTAACCTTCGCGCCCATGTCAGACTCCCGTGATAATTGCGAAATCGTCCGCAATGCGCTCGAATGTGTCAGCGTAACGAATGATATGCTTTACCTCATCAGCGCCATCCACCTTGGTCGGGTCAGTCGCTACCGAATCGCCAATCAGGATGTAGTCGCCCCGTTCGGCGTCAGCGTACTCAGTCCAGTGCGTGTTTTTGATAACGAACTCTAAACCAAGTCCACCCAGCTTTGCGGTAGCATCACCGCCGTAATCGCACATAATATGAATGGGAGGAAGCCAAGCCTGCTTGCCATAATCATCTGGCTTCCCGTTCTTCTTCCATAACGTTACTGTTGCCGTGTAGCTCCAGTTTGCGGCGCTGCTCATAAGTGGTACCTCTCATACTGGTATGGTTCGCATTCATTACAGCCAACGACTGTGAACCCTGACAGCTGTTTGTCATCACCATAAATTGCCGCAAGATATCCAGTGCCAGGCGCTGCCAATCCATTAAGTATCCCGACTGTGCCCACTGTTAAAACTCCTTGAGAGTCCCGACCTAACATAATCGGACAGTCTGATGATGCCATGACTTCATTAACAATGACTCGGCTGGAAATAATGGACTCAACAGCTACTGGGTCAGACTTGAACATCATATTCATCAAGTCAGCGAGTTTTTTTGCTTCAATCATTAATTTCCCCTTACTGTCATAAACAGCCCGACCGGATTACCAACAGTAATTGGAAGCCCGCTAGTGCATCCAAACGCATCCATAGCCGTTAATGAATCACGAAGCTGCGCAAGCCCCGCCTCCCCATATTCAAATGAACGTGAAGCCCCTGATGGCGCTGATTGTGACTTAATCTTCCTGGCACCAGACGAGGCAGCCATTAGCGCTATTGCATACAGCTTGATTAATTGCTGAATACAATCGTCATAGCCTGCCTCGTCTAAGCAAATATCGATTTTATCAACCTGGCAGATGATCA